TAAAATACAAGATCCAGAAACTGGATTATTTAAAACTGTAAAACAATTATTCGACGAGGATAAAGAGTTTAATGTTTTAGCCCTCGACGATGATTATCAAATTGAAATAGCACCGAATGCTAAAGTATATGATAATGGTATTCAACCTGTATATCGTATAACGACTAATACTGGTCGAACATTCGATGCTACTGATAACCATCCATTCTTAACTGAATTGGGATGGTTAGAATTAAAAGATTTAACAATCGGAGATAATATCGCTATTCCAATGCATCTTAATTATTTTGGTTCTGAATCGATCGAAGAATCAGAATTAAGATTAATGGCTCAGAAGTTAAATAAAGATACGTCTTCTGATAAGTCGATTCCTAAAGAAGTATTTTCTTTAAATAAAGAATCGGTATCGATATTTGTTTCTGAATTAATTAAAGATGCGTATAAAGAAGAAGACGAAGTTCCGATCAATCGCTTATATTGTTCTGAATCGGGTCAGCTAGCGTATCAGTTAGCTCACTTATTAATGCGATTCGGTATCGTCGTAAAAATCGTTAAAGAACGAAATTCTTATTTTTTAGGATTCGTCGACAAGAAGAAATATAATCGAATTAAAAATCATTCGCATAAAAATATGTTCTCTGTTTATTATTCATATAAGTTTCAACCAATGACCGATAAACTTAATAAGATGTTTTTATCTTATTTAAAATATCATGAGTTAGGAAAAACTAATTTTGAATATTTAAAAACAGGGCGATTAACACTTGAAGAATATTTAGAATCTAAAACTATTAATAAGGCTGAGGCAAAAGAACTTGCCGAGCATTTAGGTTTTGAATCGATCGAAGATATTCTTAATGGCGATATATTCTGGGATCCTGTTGTATCGATCGAATATCTCGGTGAACAACAAACATACGATGTATCAGTGCCACGCTATCGTAACTTTATTGCTAACGATATTATTTCACACAATACCGGTAAAACAGAGACGATGGTAGTGGAAGCATTATATAACGTCTTTACTCGTAAAAACTTTATACATATGTTTGTAACACCGTATCAATCACAAGTTCGAATGATCTTCGATAATATTCGTCAAAAGATCGATAGTTCTGCTCTTATTAAAAAAGAAGTAGTAAGAGCTACAACAAATCCATATTTATTCGAATTCTCAAACGGATCCAAAATTGTTGGTTTTACGACAGGTGCTGGATCTGGTATGAGTGCTGCGTCAATAAGGGGATGGCGGAGTGATTGGATTTCGATGGATGAAATGGATTATATGGGCGAAGGTGATTTTGATACTGTATATGCCCTTTGTATGGAACGTGACACAATTGGACTAACATGTTCATCTACACCGACTGGTAGACGTTCTAAATTCTACGACATTTGTACTCGCAAAGAGCTGGGCTTCACTGAGCACTATCATCCGACACAACATAATCCTATGTGGTCTGATGCAATGGAAGAAGAATTCAGAAACACATATGATCAAAATGCTTATACACATGAAGTATTAGCAGAGTTTGGTGTTGAAGAAGCCGGCGTATTCGATAAAGACAAGTTAGAAGAAGCTACTCAAATAGACAACTATACTTATTTTGATAAAGAATTTTATAAGCCAGTACGACCGGACTTAGACGATTCTAATGTAAAAAAAGTTCATATACTTCCTCCTGGAAGAAGAACGTATACGCCTAATCCATTTAGAACGATAGGAGTGGATTAATCCTGGTCCCGTTATTAAGTAATTAATAAATGAAAACTTTTTGAATTGCTGGAACATCCTTATAGGACAATCAGCAGCGAAATCTTATTTTTTTTAAATAAGCGACGTTCAACGACTATCTCGAAAGAGAGTAGGGCCAAGCGGCTCGAAGCGGAAAGTAGCCTTTATTTAAAAGGTTAATGATATAGTCTAGCCTTAATAGTAATATTAAGTTATTGTATGTAGCGAATACAATGTAAATATAATCATGGGATAAATCACAAGCCCCAACTTCTATTCTAGTATTAGAATACGATCCTTCATTTAACAAATTTAGAATTATTAATCGTACAGAAATTGAATCTTCTGATTTTACATTTGATAAGGCTGTTAAAAAGATAATAGATTTAAATGCTATTTATAATCCTAGCTATATTTATATAGATAGGGGATCTGGTAAATATTTGCCCTTTATATCGTAAGTGAATTATATGGTATAAATGTAGTGCGGTATTAAGCGAGAAGCCTAAGTTAAATAATTAATATGGCAACTCGAACCGAAGGCTTATTCTAAATAAGTCAGGGGCAGAGCATAGCAAGTGAAAAGATATAATCTTGCCAAGAGCCCGCACCGTGTATTCACATTATTTAACACGAAAAAGTATGCCGACCTTATAGGAAACTATAAGAACTAGGAGATAAAAAGCTCCTAGGATAACAATGTGGAATATCAGATGGAATCTCTAAAGATTTACGGTAAACAACATCCAGAAACTGGACTCGATAAAAAAGTTAAGGGCTGGATGTTCTCAGAAAAGATCGATATACAAGATCCTGTTACCGGCGTTCTCGAAAAGAAACACTTGAAACCGTTTATGGTAAATCAGTTATCTATTCTTATCGAACGTGGTAACTTAATTATGAGTCCTTACGATAATGTAATTTTTAAACAATTAATCGATTACCGTGTCGAAAAAATTACGGCGGCCGGTGTTCCGGTATATAACAGTAACAATGAACACTTTGTCGACGCATTAGGACTTGCTTATTTAGCATTCGTAGAACATTTCCCTGAATTAACTAAGCTCGTTAAAAAAGCATCTCACGATATTGTATATTCTATTAATAGAAGTACAGTATTACCGACATATGAAAAACGAGATTTAGATAATCCATGGGAAGATAAAAAGAAAGAGTATGAATCTTCTGATGAGGCTTGGCGAAAGTTAGGCCCTGGCGAATCATTCGATCGACCATCAAGAAGATTATCTCATACACGAAATAAATTTAGTCGTACATTATTTTAGGAAAATATGGAAGACAATAATAAAATTATTTATCGTCCCGATATACAACCTAAACGACATTATGAAAGTGATGCTACTTTTGAGAAAACTCCTTCTAGAGTGTTCAAGGATCCTATTCCTTGGACACCGATTGAAGAAGTTAAAAAAAGCGAAGTCGATGAATTGTTGGCCGATTTAAAGACGGTATATAATTTATTGCCATACTTTCCTATTCAGATTAGGCCAATTATCGAGACGATGATTGTAACAATTACGACCGATACGATTATTCGTATCAATCCTCCAGATCCAGAAACTCCATATCCTCCAGAACCGGAAAATCCTGAACAATTTATTCCGGTCGAACCTAAAGTTCCTGAAACGCCTAAACCAATTGCTCCCAAACCTGAACCTAATCATGATGATGAGTTCGGGTTCCCCGATGTCCCGATTGTCGATATTCCTCAAGAACCATCTGAGAAAATTGATAAGCTTGTATACCGGTGGACAAAGAGTAATTTGGTTCGCATTAAAAAACATTGGATTGATAAATTGAAAGATTATCTTCAAGACTATTTATCTAAAATGTTTCATGCTGTGCAATTATGTGGAGCTGAAGATTTAACTATTTTATTATTAGTATTTGACGGCTTAGCAGTTAAAACTGTATCTGGTAAGAAATGCAAAGTAGCACACGATAGTATTGTTCGTAACGACTTAATGATTCGTGAAAAAGCAAAGATGATGGCTAAGCTATATGGAGCCGACGAATTAATTAAATTCATGAGAGCAATCGAAGCAGCTGCGCAAACTCGTCAAGAATATTATAATCATGAATTCTTGTCGTATTGTCCGACAATGTTAAGTCAATACGAAAATGATTTCTTGCGAGAAAATCGTGCAGTTTACGATCAGAAATATGTTAATAGTGTGTATCAATATAATAAGTTATTAATGTCGTCGACAGAATTAACGAAAGACGTATTTGATTTAACTGTTAATAGTGCATTTGCTAAAGGCGTTTTAATTAATAACGGTATTAATCCGTTTGAAAAAACTCCTGAACCAGATCCAGTATTCTATTTAAATAATTTAGCTCCTGAACCTGGCAAGATTGGTGCTAACGGTTTATCTAGTACTGGTAATTATGGTAACTTGAAACCTGGTTCATTATCTGATAGAATTATAAATGGTAGCGGAGGTACTGGAGTCATCGATACAGACTTTACGAAAGCAGTTGCATCTGGTTTGGTTGGCTCTACTATGGCAAATGGATCAGTTGGCTGCGTAGAATTTGCTACGAAGTTCGGTTCCTATTTCTCCAAATTCTTAGCCGATGAGTTATCTAAAGGAACTGTTAACGTCGATGTGTTAATGCAAAATGCTAGAGCTGCCGGATTACAACATGTGACTAGCGGAACACCAGCAAAAGGTGATATAATAGTATATCATAACGATGCTGAAGGCTATAACCATGTCGTTATTGCCGATGGGCAAGGCGGTTATTATGGTAATTCATCTTCACAAAACCAAGGTGTCCATGGTAGTGATTTCCACGAAATGGGCGGATGGACAAATTATGCTGGATTTATTCCATTACAAGGAAAGTAAATGAATATATCAGATTTCTATGAGGCTGAACAGCCAAAAAAGAAAAAAGATTCTATTATTGGCAAAGCAGTTAGTACTGTTAAAGAGAATCTTATTAAGGCGAAGGCTATAGCTTTCGGCCAATTTAATCGACGAGGAACTAATCCTGGTTCCCGTACATATGATTTAGAAAGAATTAAAAATGCAATTCTTACCGATTCATATTTATCGGTAGCAATTAGAAAATTCTCCCAGCTTATTACTAAAGCCGGATATCAGATTAAGTCTAAAAATGAGGCAGCATCTGATTACATTAATGATAGATTGCGTATTATAGAATTCCGTTCTAAAATTCCTTTCTATGTTTTAGTAACTTCTATTGCTAAAGACTTGTATACTTTCTCAAATTCGTATATAATAAAGACTAGAGATAATGATACGCAAAAATTTGGAATTAAAGCAGATCAAATTTTTAAAGGCGGAGCGATCTCTGGACTTTTCTTAGCGGATCCTTGTAGTGTAACAATACAACGAGGAGACGATGGAAGAATTGATCATTATCTAATCGATGGAGAAGAATATTCTCCAAATGATGTAATTCATTTGTATATCGATAAAATGAATAATGCCGAGTATGGCACCTCCAGAATGTTTACAGTTCTGGAGGATGCATCTATGCTGCGGAAAGCTGAAGGATTGGTTATGACGATATTATATCGTTTCGCCACTCCTATTTTGCATATAAAAGTAGGTAATATCGCCGAAGGTCAATATGCTACTCAAAAAGAAATTGATGATGCAAGAAATGCTTTTCAAGACATGCCAAACGATGGCTTTATCGTAACGAATGAAAGAACGACGATTAGTTCTGTTACCCCTGATATGAAAGCTAATGATTTATTAAATTTCTTATCTTATATGGAGCAACGTATTTTTACTGGTCTCAATGCTTCAAAATCTTCAATGGGTCGAGGTGGTGGACAATCCTCAGCCGATAATACGGAAGCATTAATGCATGACGAAGTAAAAGCATTCCAGAATGTTATTTCTTCTTTTATTGAAAAATATTTATTCACTGAATTATTATTAGAAGGTGGATTTAATCCATTAACTAATAAAGACGATTATGTATTCTTCGACTTTAACGAAGTATCTATCGATACAAAAATTAAAGTTGAGTCCCACACAATTCAAAAATACCAAGGTAACGTTATTACTCTTGAAGAAGCTCGTCGTGAACTTGGCTTCGACAATGAAGTATCTGAAACAGATATGTATGCATTTAAAGTTACATTGGAATCTCAATTAGAACAAATCGATGCACAAGCAGATGCATCTATTAAAACGTCCAAAGAAACGATGCAGTTACAATCTACTCAACAAACAAGTAACGATGGTTTAGATGAACGTAGCTTTAACGGAAAAAAGAAACAATCGACTCCGAATAAATACTTCTCTAACGATGCAAATCCTCAAAATCAAAATACAATCCAAGACAATCCGACTGCGAAAGAGTTCGTAATGAAAGAGTCTATGGAAGACAATATTAAAGATTATGAGAAAAATTTTAGCGATATACACGCAAGTTACAGTCGACTAGGTAATATATTGGCGAGTCGTGGCTCTATAAAGCCTGTAGTTACCGAGCTCTCAAAAAAGTTAAATAAACATTTGACAGAGTTTGCAAGGCGTGGTGTTAACGATTCACATGCGAACAATAAAACTAATGGAAAGATAATTGATCCGATAGTCGATTCATTTGAAGACTATTCTTCAAAAAAAATTAATAAGATAGTCGAAGATTTAAAATCTGCGACAAAAAACAATAAAGATAAAATATACATCGATAATCAACTTTCTAAAACAGAATATCGATTACGCTTCTTATGTGATTATCTCACAAAGAAAGCTTACTGGTGGAATTACGTTCAACAATGTAAAGCCGACCATATAAAAACAATCGAAATTCAGTTCGAAAATAGCGATCATCAAAATGGCCGCATGACCCATTTCGATATCGATAAGATTACTATCGAAGATATTCCAGCTTACACTCCATATTGTAAGTGCTCAATTAAACCGATTATGAAAGGATAAACATGGAATTCCGTGAATATCTTGGGTTTAATCCTGTAGACGTGAAAGAGTCCGCAGTCGCACACTCTCATTCTTTATCTAACAACGTTAAAGCTAAAGGATTAAAAGTAGAGATAGAAGCATTACATTTTTATCCGTATGCTACTCGTAATGATACACGTTATTACGAATCTGCTATGAGAGAGTCGTTGCATAAATGGACTTATCCTTATAACATTCCTGTTATTAAACATCATAACGATGAAGACGGTGAAACAATTGGTCGTGTTATTAATGCCGAAATTAAGGAATCTCAACGATTACCTGGTACGAAAGCATTAGTATTAACTGCCGATATTTTAACACCGGATGCTCAAGAAGAAGTTAAAAACGGATTGTTAGATACTGTAAGCATTGGCGCTCGAGGCGACGAAGTTCGTTGTTCTATTTGTGGACAAGATTTAGCGAACGACGGTCTATGCGAGCATGCTCGTGGAACTAAATATGACGGAGAGATGTGTTATTGGGACTTTAAGAAATTAGAGCCTAAAGAACTCTCTTACGTTATTGTTCCATCTGATGCATATGCTAAGAATATTAAAGTATATGATGATAATGCAGAGCCGGCTCAAGTTGAACCGGTTCTTCCTATTAGCTCATTAGAAGGAGAACATGACGGCAATAAAATTGTCGTTAAAGAACACATGGAAAAAGAACCTAAAGTAATTCCAGCAGAAGTCGAAGCAAAAGAATCTGCTGAAGTAACTCCAGCTCCTGCTGAAGAAACAAAAGAAACTCCAGCTCAAGTTGAAGAACCTACTGAGGTTAAAGAATCCGAAGATAAAAAATTCGAAGAATTGTCTGCTAAAGTTCAAGAGCTTATCGAAGCTAAAGAACAAGTAGAAAAAGATTATAAGAATTTGGCTTCTGATTTCTTAGCTTATAAAAATGAAGTTCGTGAACAACTTCAAGCTGTTGTATCTTCTAAAGAAGAATTGCAAGAAGCAATTGATTCTGTAAAAACTGTTAAAGAAGGTCTTGAAACTTTACGCACTGAAAGCGAAAAAGCTTTGCAAGATAATGTAACAGCTGTAAAAGAATCCTTGGAAGAAAAAATTAAAACAATTGAACTTTCCACTTCCAAAGTCGAAGATCCTGTAAAGAAAACTGAGGTTAAGCCAACTGTTGAAGTAACTGAATCCTTATCCGATCTTTACAAATATTTTAAATAATAAGGAGCTCTATTAACAATGCCTAATTTTGATCTTGGTAAAGGCCCTAATCGTTTCACCACTGGTTCTAACGGTAAAGTATTCAAAGGCCTTGGTTTCAAAGCTTTCAATAATGAAGAACGTCGTGTAACACGTACTCAAGTTCGCTTGAACACTGCAAACCATGACACTTCTAACGTATCTTACTGGTTGGATTCTCGTTTGCCAGTTGCTTTCCGTTATAACTACGCTGAAATGTACAACCAATTGGTTATCCCAAAAGGTCGTATCGTTGCTGTAGACCCTGACGTAAAAGCTGCAAAAGAAAATCCTGAAATTTTCTTAAACGTATTGACACTTGCTAACGGCGGTTCCCCTGTTCGTTTGCGTAAAGCTGGCGATACTTATAATGCTGCAACAGGTCTTGTATCTCCTGTAGGTGCTGGTCAACCATTGGAAAACATCGACGTTGAATGGACTCCAGTAAATGCTGCTGCTTATACTGCTGATTTCTATCAACCATTTGCTGGTGGTAAAGGCTCTCGTGCTTTGGCTACTGACGCTGGTTTAGAAAAAGATAAAGTTACTGGTCTTTTGAAAGAAAACGGTAAAGTTTCTATGGCTCACCGTGCTGGTAACGTTCCTATCGGTATTATGTCCCGTAACGAAGCTACTCGTGACGAAAACGCTTGGAATGGCATGACTCCTGGCGCTATTAAAACTGACGTAATGGTAGAATTGCCTCACTTCTTGTTCAAAGATAAAGCTGAACAAAATCCTTGGGGTTCTGCTTACGGTGCGTTCTTGCCTGGTGACCTAGTTAAATCTGATGAAAACGGCCGTGTAGTTAAATCTCCATTGTCCGACGAAACTCTTCTTGCTGCTATGACTCCTGCTGAAGTTGAATTTGAACGTCAACAAGTTATCGGTCAAGTACACGAAGTAAATCCTAACTTGGTTCCTGAAGGTTCCACTAAATGGATGAAATGGGCTATTGGCGATCAAGAAGAATTGGCTCAATATGCAGCTGATGGTTATGGTCGTTCTTACCGTCGTGGTGAAGATGTTTACGAAGATTATGCTTACTTCCGTGGCATGGATAACTACGAATACAATTCCTTGTACTCCAACCATGACTTGAATATGAATGCTTCCAATAATAAATTGGACATTTACGATTCTCGTATGGGTGCTAAATATGAATATATCGGTATTCCTGGCTTAACTGATGGCCGCAATGTTGCATCTACTGAACTCAAAGACGTTCTTGTAGGTCAAATGCATGCTGCTGAAGCTGGTAAAGAATACTTAGATTTCAACTTCCAAGTTCCAGATCGTTTTGTAAAACCTGGTACACTTCAAATCTCTATTAACGGTTCCGCTTACACTCCTGTAGTTAAAGGTGGTTTAATCGCTAATGCATTCGAAGTAGTTCACTATAATACAGAAGACAACTTGCTTCGTCTTAAAGTTGTAGATCGTGCTGCAGCTGACGCTATTATTAAAGCAGGTCCTAAAGAAACTGTTGACGTGAAAGTTTCTTATACTCGTGAAGGTCTTGCAGGTGTTCCAACATTCATGGATTGGGACGGCTGTGTAGGCGCAGTTAAAGTATTGTTGCAAAAATAATAGGAGTAACGCATAATAATGGCTATTAATATTAAAGAATTTTTGGAAGATGTTAATGTAAAGCGTTCTGCTGCGGTTGAAACTGCTAAAAAAGAAGGCTTGTCTCCAGAACAAATTACAGAATCTGTAAAAAAATATGATATGATGAAAGATATGGTTGGTAAGTTAAACAAACAAAACTTATCCGACAAACATTTCTCCATCAAAGAAACAATTATGACAACAGACGTAGTTGATTTGGTTCCTCGTATCATTGAATCTAAAATGATCGAAGCTGAAGATACTCAATCTGTTATCTCCCCATTCTTCACTAAAGTTCAAGCTGGTAACACTAATGGTACTGTAGTAGTACCTATTATCGGTGAATTGCAAGCTCACGAAGTTGCTGAAGGTGGCGCTTACAACGATGAAGCTGTAGAAATCAATACTTTGGAATACAATTCCATCGAAGTACGTCCTAAAAAAATCGGTCTTAAAGTAACTCTTTCCGAAGAAGTTATTATGGACTCCTATTGGGACATCATGGAAGCTAACCTTTCCCGTATTGGTGGCGCTATGGCTCGTTATAAAGATGAATGGTGTGCTCGTGAATTCTCCGAACATGGCCATATCGTATTCGATAATGCATTGGCTTCTCAAAACCCAGACGCTGCTACAACAGGTCTTGGCGAAGATTCCTTGCCAAACAATACATTGTCCGTTGAAGACTTCATGTCTATGTGCTTAGCTTTGATGGCTAATGACAAAACTCCAACAGACGTTATCATGCATCCACTTTGCTGGTTGGTATTCGCTCGTAATGCAATGGTAGGCCAAGGCTTAACATTCGGTGCTATGGGCGCTATGAACGTTAACCCATTCGGTACAACTCAAGGTACTGGTGGTTTCGCTGGTTTGTCTAACAACATGGGTCCTCAACAATTCGTATTGAACGAATCCCAAGCTCGTTTCAACTTGCCAATGCCAATTAACGTAATTCTTTCCCCACGCGTTAAATTCGATAAAGCAAACAAAACATTCGACATGTATGTAATTGACCGCAACAACATTGGTGCGATCGTACAACGTGAAGACTTGTCCGTTGAAAAATGGACTAATCCTGAAATCGATGTTCGTATTATCAAAGCTAAAGAACGCTATGGTATCGGCATCATGGATAACGGTAAAGGTATCGCAGTTGCTAAAAATATTTCCGCAATGCCATCCTACCCACGTCCTACTGTTGTTCGTGTAACTGAATAATAGTAATTAACTGGAGGAGCTTTTCGGAGCTCCTCCTTTTTTATTTAAATAAAGGAATATATATTATATGAAACAACAACATGAAGTAATTGCTATTGTAAAATTAGCCTCTGGAGAAACTGGCTATTGGGATCGCTTGTCTCGTATGCGTTTGTCTCGCAAAGAGCCTTACGGTTTCATCCATGAAAAGATGGACTTAACTAATATTCGTAAGTCCGTTCGCATGGGTCGTTTAGTATTAGTATATGGTATCCTTCCTGCAGAGCAAGGTACATATTCTCCACTTATTCGCAAACTCGTAAAATCTACTAATTATGATATCGTTTCCTCTGGCTTCGTTAATCCTGAAGAAGCTAAAGAGCGTGTTGCAGAGGAAGCTAAACGTTCTGGTATTATGACAGACGTAATCGAAACTTCTGCTCCTAAAGTAGAGGCACCTGTTGCCGAAGTTAAAAAAGAAGAAGTTAAAGAAGATGGCTTGCAAAACGAAGAAAAAGAAGAAAAACAAGTAGTTAAAGAAGAAAAGGTTGAAGAAGTTGTCGAAGAAAATAACGCTACAGAAGATACTGAAGACGTTGAAGAAACAACAGAAACCAAACCTAAAAAACGTGGTCGTAAAAAAGCTGACAAATAAGGTGAAGCATGTTTAAAGAATTTGCTTTGGTCGATATGGCCGTAAATCCTATTGAAAAGCAAATCAAACTTTTCTTTACGGGCAATGTAGACCCTGATACTATTAGTAGCGATACAATCGCTATGGTTCATGCTGAATCACAAAAAATTTATCGTTTAAAATATCGTACAAGTAAAAAGCTCGTTATTATTACTGTATTAGACGACGTACTTCCTAACGAAGAATATCGTCTCGATATCAATAGAACGATTAAAGATATTACTGGTGCCCCATTACAATCTAGCTTAATTAGACACGTATATTTTAATACAAGTATTTATTCTAATGTAAGAATTTTAAGTCCGGCTAATCATGAATTGGTCGACGGTACTTTCAATTGCCAATGGCAAGAAATTCTTCGAGATAAACGAAGAAAACCTGTATTAGAATATCGACTTCAAATTGCCGACAATAGTTTATTTAACCCTATTGAAATCGATACAGTAGTAGTCGATAAACAACAGATTAGTTTTCCTAAGTTAAATAAACAACAACAATATTATATTAGAGTACGTGTCGAAAAAGACGGTGAGTTTGGTGGCTGGTCTGAATTAGCTACGTTTACTTATGATGGTCCTGAGCGTATTAAAGATCGACTTGAAAAAGCCGAAGAAAATCCTCATAAGATAGATCCAGTATCTATTTGGGCTCCATATAATTACAAACGTAATATGCATAATAATAAAGTTAACCTCGATCAGAATCCGACGCCTTCAGGCAGCATGACTAACGACGAGATTAACGATGCTACTTCTTTAGGATTGTCTAATGAAGTGGTTAATGCATCTGGTAACACATCGACAACTGCATTAACGCCAGAAACAATCGAAAAGATTATGAAAGACGGTAATGCTAATAATGCGGCAACTACTATTAAATTAGCAGACGGTACTGTTATTACAAGAGCGACTGCTGGTCAACCTGGCGTCGTAGTCGATGAAACTCCTGCCGATCAAGATATTCGACCAGTAATTATTCAAGAATTAAAAGTTATCCAACGTCCTAGACAAGGTACCGACGATGGCTTCGTATTCGAATTCGATGCCGAAATTAAAGATGAAGGTATTTTACAAAATATCGAAATCATCAGAAAGGATTTCTAATGGCAGAACCTTTTGAGTATACGATATTTGGTAATCGTTTAGAATTAAAACCAGTCGGCGGCACTAAACCTGATTCTTTATATGAAATTAGAATTAAAAAATTAGAGTCTGTCGACGGCAAAAAAGTATTAAAGTATAAAGTCTATACGGTAGCATCAGAACAAATTAGTAATTTCTATACGTTAGGTGATGTTAATTATCTAATCAATGTATTTGACGCTAGCGACACAGAAGTATTATATGCATTAAAAGAAGCAAGTCGGTTTGCCCAGTTTCTATTAGACCAAATTCCTGGTTATGAAAACAGAGCTGACTTGCCTTATCTTTTACAACAATTTTGTAAATTAAGAGCGACATTAAGTCTCGTAAGTAAACATGCTGTAACGACATCTACTTCTGGTAAGATTTCTGGTCATATCGGTAATATTAGTTTTGGTTCGACAGAATCTGGCGGATCTAGTTCTTCTAGTTCTAACGGTAGTGGAGCTCCATCTTTATCTGATTTAATTAAAATGATTAAAGCAGAAATGGAAATTTTCCAAAAACTAATTGTCGATCCTACATATCTTACTATGGGTAGAGCTGAACCTCGTGTCGGTAAACGTTCTTATACTGAAGCACGTAAGTTGCATACGTTCCCTACAGACTTGTTAGATAATTTATCACGCTCACTTAAAGCATTGAGGAAAACATAATGAAGAACCTCGATGAACGCATTAATGGTTTAATCCAATTAATGGAAGTTCCTGTATGGTTAATTCAACCTAATAAACATATTAATTGTACGTGTATGGATCCGGTTTCTAAACACGGTGATCCATTCTGTGAAAATTGTTTGGGCTTAGGTCATAAGATTACAATACGGGAAGCTCGTGCTCATATTCAGCCACTATTCTCGACAGATAGTGCCGACAATAAACTGTTCTTAATGCGTGGTTACGATATTTATATTCGTAACGAATTCCCAGTTTTCCCTGGCGATATTATCGTATTCAAAGATAAAATAATTAATCTTACTTATGTATTAGACTGGTATTCTAATACGATGGATTGTGTATATTATGAAGCTAATGGTGTCGATTATAAACGAAACCCAGAAGCTTTTATGAGAAATTTTAAAGCATTGATCGGAGGTGTTTAGATAATGGACGATAAGCATACTAGCTTATTAATTATTGGCAACTCCGATTATACTAATAAAACTTGTAAAATCGAGAAATTCGATTTAGCATCACAAGTCGAAGAAGAATATGGTAAAGATTCTGATTTGTATCAAGCATATACGATCGCTAAAAATTATGGTGCGCCATCCATATATTTAGTTAATATGAGAACAATATCTGATTTTCAAAATATAGCAAAACAACTTATCGATTACGACTTTGCTTATATTTGTCCGATTCAGATTAAATTCTCTGATAAATATACTGACCGATATAATAAGAATTTAACTGAACATTATTTAAATTTATTATCTTCTTCTTGTGTAAGAAATAGAAGTTTTATTCTTGCTACAGATAATCATAGTTCATTATACGAAGATATCGATGCATTTAATAAAGATTATAATGCTAAGTTAGCAGAGTATACTGCTATTAACAATAAGAACAAATACTTAGATAATATAATTTTTGTCGGTAACAACCTGAAATATGTGCACTTCTGTAATATAGTTGTAGCTGCGAAATTAGCAGCCACGCCTATCAATAAGTACCCCGATTTCGATGATGAGGATACTGACTTTATTATAGATTATAAAGACATGCTTCCTAATGTTTGTTATTTCAAAAATAACTATCGGACTGGTACTACTATTGAAAATTTAGTTAACTTATCTGACGAAAATCCTAATAAATCTGTTATGGTAATGCGTATTATTAATTACCTAATTAGAGAAATGGATTTCGAAGAATATATAGGTAAGAACTACCGTAAATTTTATTTAAACAAAATAAAAGAACGGTTAGATAATTTACTGAAAGATAATGTTGGCTTTGTCTTATATGATTATCATATTGATAGCATAGAAGAACAAATTAGTAATCATGGATATGGTGTGGACATCATTTTACGATATACATTGTATCCATTATTTACAACAGAATCTTATACCGCGGAGCAAAGACTATGACACAAGAAATTAATGAACGTTTTCTACTTGACCAAGTTAAACGTCAGAAAGAACAATTGGTCGCAGTCAATAGCCCTGGTAGGATACTGAATAGTCGAAAACGTCTCGACCGATTACGGGCTGACAGTTCCATTAGTTTCGACGAATTTATTGCGTTACTCGTAGAACTCGTTGAAAAAGCATTTCGTGAAGATAACGTAAAGATGAGTCCTGATGAAGGCGTTACTATTAATGACCGAGATCAGGAGATTAATCATCCTTATATTTTCTTTAAGATCGTTAGCGGTGTTCCTGTTAAGGAATTAAAACCAAGATTAATGGAGACGACTATTCGCCGTGCTCCAGGAAATCCTGATTATCGTCCTGACGATAAATATCCTGTTAAAGAAAATATTGAAGAAGAAGGCGTCGATGTGTATCGTCATGCATTTAGATACATTATTCAATTTGATGTCTTTGCTACTTCATACGATCAGGCCAATAAAGTTCTTAAAGAATTTGAAGAACTTATGGTCGATTACACCGGTTATTTAAAAATGCGTGGTGTATCTGAATTACTTTACGATCAACGCTTAACAGATGAATCCTATGTAATGTATCGTGAAAAATATTCTATTAGAAGTGTTCGCTATACTTTAAACATCGATAAAATGTATGTTGTAACTAGCAAACTTATCGAACGTTTATTAAATCTTGGTAAATAATTTTATTATGAGGTTTAGTTATGGCATTCACCTTTAAAGAGGAAATCCTTCGAGATCTTCCTGGTGTATTCGTCGAAGTCAATTCTGTAAAGAAAAAACTTTATGACGATTCTCAATTCGGTACAACTGACGCAGTTCTTTGTATCGGTACAGCATTTGATGGTCCTAACAGTGTTCCAGTACCTATTTATGATCCAACTTATGCTAAATATACTTACGGCGACACTTATGATCGTGTAACAAAACGTGAAGTAGACTTAACTGCAGCATTATCCGATGCTTACAATTCTGGTTGCCGTACTTTATACGGTTTCCGTATTGGTGGTTCTGAAGCTCAAAAAGATTTTAAATTACGTTCTGACGATACTCTTCGTTTACGTGTAAAATCTCGTTTCCCATCCAACAAAGCAAAACAAGTATACTTCACATTCGATAATACTCCTGGTCAAGAAGTTTTTACATTGTACAAACCAGTTTCTAAAGCTACTGCTTATGAACGTTATAATGCAATGGTTAACGATGAAAACGAAATGATCAAAATCGATATTCAATTAGGTTTGATGGGTGCAGGCTTTACAGCTGATACTACTATTAGCGAAGTAATTCGTTACATCAATAAACACCAATTGAATAACGTAGTAACTCTTTCTATCGTAAATAAAAAAGGCCAAGACGTTACTCTTCGTAACGACTCTTATGATTTGGCTATGGGTTCTATCTTCCCTGGTACATATTTCATCGGCCGTAAACGTTCTTTAATTCCATGCCGTACAGAAGTTCGCACACATGTAATTAAAAACAAAAAATCCCCTAAACCTTTCAGTTCCTTCTCTGGTAAGTATTTCCATACATTACGTATCAATACTGACGTTAATGCTGAATATCCAATCTATTCCGTAATGGATAAAGATTTGAACGAAGCTTTCGTAACTGTAGGTTTGAAAATGTATTCTCACAACGATTATCTTTTGACTCCTGGTGCATCTGCATTAGCGTTCGAAGAAGATGATAAAGATTATGAAGATACTAATATGACTAACTTCCAAAAATATATGAAGTTAGGTTCCGGTTTCGCAGTAACTGCAACTGCATTCCCTCGTACAAACTCTACTGGTCAATATTTGACTCCTCGTGTTAAAGAATCTGAAGTTAAAGATAAACAATACATCACTGCTATTGGTGAAGGTGCATACTCTGTATTGCAAAATGCTGATATGCCATATCGTGTATTGGGTTCCCAAATCTGTGCTGACACAGTAATTGGTGGCCGTTTACCTAAACCAAAAGATTTCTTAAAA